CGATTGCACTCTTTAAATTTCCAATCACTGTTGGGCCAGAAGCCCACACACTAGGATCATCGGCCATCGCATAGCCAAACCCGCCCTGTGTAGTTATCGGGTTGTCTAATTTAATGCCGCCAATATGCGTAATTGTTTCGCGGCTAGTTCTGTCACCAAGGAACGGAATTAATGTGCTACCTTCTAAGTCAGCAATATCAGTAACAAACCTATCCAGCATCCCTGGCGCTGTTTCGGTTATAAGCCCCTCATCCATTTTGACTAACTCAGAATGCGGAACCTTAAGCCCTTTTGAATATGGAGTAGGAACACCAACCTCTTTACCAGACAGCCCAACGGGCGCATCCCTTGCAACCATCTTGCCTTGGCGAGCATACTCATCACGAATGCCTGGGGCTATCTTACCACCAACATTTGCGCCCAAAATCCCTTCAGGCATCATCCGTAGGCCGGACATAGCGGCCAACCCTGTGCCACCAATATTCCCAATCAAATTCTTCGTGACTTCACCCGAGGAAGACTCCCCGTAATACTGACCCATTGCGTCAGACTTCATTGCTTCGATAGGTTCCGCAATCATGCCTAAAACGCCATTGACAATATCAACCCATGGAGTGCCCCCCGTCTGCTGAAATGAGCGGTGCCGCGCCCGACGCCTCACATCGAAACGGTTACGCTCCGCAAGCAATTCCTGCGCTGGTGTGTCGTTAAGCAGTCCCATGTCAATGCACCGTCATTCCACTGTATCCAAAAGTCCCATAGGCTCACCGTTCCGCTCCAGCAACTTCATGCGGTTCAGAACGTCTTGATCCCATGTGACGTAGTTGCGGGTGCCTTCACCCTTTCCACGGCTCATGCCGTCATAGTATTTCAGGCCGGGGATGCCAGCGCGGGCGAGGGCTTCTGAGGCGGCTTTGTCGCCGCCCACTCTATTAGCCAAATCTTTATATGCCCTATTGCCGGTGAAGTCCCACTGGTCGCCAGTTAGGTCTATAACGCCAGCATCGTGAAATGCTTGCCGCACCGCTTCCGGCTGTTCACTCAACGGCTTATCCCAATCCAGATACCGCGCTATGTCCTCGTCGGGTAGATCGTGCTTGTAGAGGTTTCCGAAAGTTTGGAAGTCCTTACTTACAACATTATCAACCCAATCAGCCGCCTCGGGAGATAAATTTTCACGCGCATACTTAGCAACATCGTCCAAAGGTTCATGTTGCATTAGCCGTTCCAACAACTCCATTTTTTCGTATTCAACGCCCGCCTTGCTGGCTGGCAACCTAGCGGCGTTATTGTTTATTTCGTCGTAAAGTTGATTGATCTGCTTTCCGCCGATTTTCATTTCATCCGGATTGTATGCGAGATTGATGCGGTATTGTTCCGCCACATCCCTCGCCCCCGCATCATACCGGCCCCATCCGTAAGCCTGTGCGCCTTCGCCCTTGCCGATATGCTTGAGGCTTTCCCGCGCACCTTCCGGCCCGTACTTGTGCGGCGAACCCTGCCACACGTTAGCCGCCAACGCCCCACGCGGCATGAGGCGAAGCCCCAAAGCCCCCGCGCTTAAACCAGCACCCCCAATACCTTGGATAATGTTTTTCGGGATTTCACCTGTTGATGGCATCCCGTAATGCTGCGCCATTGCATCAGCCTTCATTGCCTCAATAGGCTCCGCAATCATGCCTAAGACGCCGTTCGCGATATCAACCCAAGGCGTCCCGCCAGCCTGTTGGAATGAGCGGTGCCTCGCCCGACGCATCGCGTCAGTGCGGTTCATCTCAGACAAAAGCCCCTGCGCTGGTGTGTCGTTAAGAAGCCCCATGTCAATGCACCGTTAGCCGCCCATAAAAACGGCTTCGCGGTGGACTTTTTCGCCGCGGTCATTGGTGACTTCGATAGTCTCTAGGTTTGTTTGCGTTCCAGCAACAGGAATGAAACTCTCTTTAACCTGTTCAACCACTAATCAATGCTCCCGCTTAAAGAGCCGTCTTCGTTACGCTGGACGCTAGCGCTGCGAGATGTTCTATACCTAGCAGCCTCAATCTGCGCCGCACGTTCACGTTCCCTTTCCATAGCGTTCGCCTCGCGGTCCCGCTCTTTTTCTTCTTTCTCCGATAGAACTTTCTGCGCGTTAGCCTCAAGCTGTGCTGCCGCCTTCGCCTCGTCGCTTCTAATCTTAGCGGCCACCTCTTGCATACTAGCGGCAATCTTCTCGCGCTCAATCTCAAGCCGCTCACTTTCGAGTTCCAACTTCTGCATTGCCTCGTGGTGCGATAGACGCAGCTTGTTGTCGGTGTTCTCGTTATCTAGCTGCGCCCTCTGCATAGCAACTTGCGCCTTTAGTTGCTCAATTTGCATCTGCGCCCGGATCATCATCTCATTCGGATCAGGCCCAGGTTGCGGCATCTCAATCGGCTGGTCGCCAGGGTCGTCAAAGAACTTGTCGGGGTTTTTATACCCGATATTCCGCGTCAACTGTTCAACCGTATTGTAAACGTGTTTAGGTCTAACCATCCGCATCTGTGGCGATTGGATAAGGTCTTTCTGGATTTGTAACAGCCCGTTCAAGAACATCATCTGCTGGTCACGGGAGCCATGCCCAAGGCCAACATTGATGCTGACATCCATCTCAGGGTTCCAGCCGTTTGTGTTCATAGGCACCCACTCATTGCGGATGCGGACAACACGCTCTTTAGTCTGGTTCTCAACGAGTAAATGGAGAATGCGACGGAATAGGTGTTTAACGCCCGTCTCCGCAAAGATGCGGGCAATCATTTCGACACGCTGGTTCTTCACAGCCATGCCGTTGTTGGATGCAGTAGCAGTTTGGTTCTGGAGGATTTCAGCATCAACCGCCATCGCCATATCAGAGACGCCAGTGCGCTTAGTCTCTAGCGCATCCAACCCGTCCAGCATTGCGAAACTCTCTTTGGCGACAAAAGGATGTGCAATTTCGCGGCTCGCACCAATTTGTTCGACACGCTTAATTCCGCCCGAGCGAGTCGTGAGGAAATCATCCATATCAACGATCTTATTAACGTCAACTTCTCTCTCCGGGTTGTTCGCAAGATATAGGCTATCAAGCGTCTGACGCATGATAACGGTACGGATGCGGGTCAAATCCATAATCAAGTCGGCCAGGGACAAGCCATAGGCGCGGTGGGGAATAAGGATGGGGCAGACAACCGAGAACGGCTGCTTATCCACTTGGTCGCGCTCCAAGATCATAGAGCCACCCCACAACACGCGGGTCCACTCGGCCACGCCGTCACCATCAGTGTCAACGTACAGGTAACTCTCGTGTAGCTCGACCTCTTCCATCATCGGGTCTGCTGCGTCATCGCGGCCAGTGATAGCAGAACCGTGACGAGCCTGGGCTTCCCCGTTCTCGTCATCCTCGTGCATACCGGGGATCATCATTACCAGCTTTTTATCAAAGCCGTCGCTGATAAGGTCGCTGCGGGTCTTCTGGACTTTATGTTCTAGGAACCTTGCCTTGTCTGGGTCTGCCGCGTCATACGACATATAAAATTCTTCAGGAGGGATGTTCTCAATAACAATCCGCTGCTTTTCTTCCGTCTTGATAAGCGTAACATCGTGTGTTGTCTGCGGTCGATCAAACAGGATTAAACCGTCTTCATCTTCTTCTTCCGGCTCTTGGTACTCTTCTCCGTCAAGAGTGCGCTCTGTATGCTCGACCACCTCCACGTTATCGGGCGACACAAGGGCGACGAAAGTCTGAACATCAAGGTCGGTGTAAGTTTCACGTTTGGTTACTTCGCTCTCGTCCCAAAAAGATTTGACAACACCCATCTTCTGTAGGAGCGCGTCCTTAAACCAAGTGTGGAGGATTAAGAACCCGTTGTTGTCTTTGTAGAAAACTACGTTGGCGAGGTCTGTGGCTTGTTCTGCAAATTGCTCATCTTCTGGCCCTTCTGGATCATAGCTAACAATATCGTCGCCAGAGACAAAAATGCGAAGCAGAGAGGGCATAACCCACTCGATAGTTTCCAGGACATCACGCATCACAACTTTGGAGCGGCCCGCTTGCTCGTCGCCGTAATCCCGCCCAAAATAGCGGTCCATTGCATCTTCGCGGTCTTGGGAAATCTCGGAAGTGATATAAGACTGCGCGGCTTGGCTTTCCCGCCGCACCATTGCCAAGAGTTCGTGATCTTTCATTTCAGCCATGTGCTATTCCACCAATGGGCAATGCCGCTTCTCAGCGGGTCAAGACATATTACACGATACCAGCGTTGGAGTAAACCAGCGGCTTCGTCACCTTATTTTCTTTCAATGACACAGCCAAATAACGGAAAGCATCGGCGCTATGGCTAGACCAATCGTGTAGCGGCGCTTTTCGGAAAGTCTTGCGCTTATCGTCGTATTCCGTCCGGTATTGCCTTAAAGCTTTCAGCCCGCCCTTACACTTGTCCTTATCGAACCAACACCGCGACAGGATGCGCCTAACGGCGTTGATACCATCGTCCACACTCAGCTTTGGCGCAACAGACGCCGAAATACCTAATTCCTTAAGGGTTTCAACTCGGGTCTTACCCGTGCCAAGTTCGCGCACCTCAACGTCATGCGGGAACCAGTGTCGATTATATCTATAACCTAACTCATCTCGCCACTGCGTCAGCTTCTCAGCGTAATGCGCCAGCCCGTGACCGCTCGCCTCGTAATGGTTGATGATCCGTATTTCCTTGCCGACTTGCTGGTAGGCCCAGATCGCCGTGCTATCCGATATGCCAAGGTCGAATACCGTGTTGACCTGTAACTCAGCCTCATGCGGCACAGAGCAAATCCGCCCTTGTTCTTCTGCCGCCTCAATCATGCTGCCGTAATATGATCCGATGACGCTGGCCGAAAACGAGCATTCGTACTCCTGGCGATACTGGTCATTCGTCATCTGGCGCTTGGCTGCTCTCAGTTCCTCATCATCGACAATCCCCGTCTCTGACGCCTTGAGCATAAGCGTGAACCATTCTGGATCGTCCTGTGCCTCGTTCCATAGATCGAAAAAAGCGTTCTCGCCCTTTGGCGTTCCGATGAATGTGGCGCTGCCCTTACGGTCTGATAGCGCGGGGCGAATAACTTCTGGCCACGCCCTTGGGTCCATGTCGCCATACTCATCGAGAACAACAGCATCAAGGTAAATGCCACGCATCCGGTCATAGTTGTCGGAACCATAAAGCCGGACCCTGCCACCGTTAGGCAGATCGACACGCAGTTCAGCTTCGTTAATGGTTGCCCCGTGAGCGATAAGCGGGGCTATTGCTTCCTTGAGGTAAACCCACGCGACATCCTTGGCCTGAGCATATAGCGGCGTAATGTAAGCCATGCGGGGATTGTGCTCAGTGCATCTAAGGCAAGCGTCCACTAGGTCGTTGATGCAAGCGACGGTCTTACCAGCGCGACGGTGGGCGACGATACAGGCCCACCGTTCTTTTCGCTTATGGTATGGGACAAACTGTTCCCTTGAAACGTAGCCAAGGTTAATCGTTTCTTGGGACACCAGTTACCACCTGAATGCTGACGCCGCCTGTGTGTTCTTGCGTCACCTTCTCGCCATAAGCCTTGGATTTCAGCTTAGACGCAACCCACTTACGGGCGTCAACTTGGAGCCTAGCCTTAGCCGCATCTTCTGCCGTGTCGGCAATCTCAACAATCTCATCAGCGTAGTGGTCTGCACGATCCTCTTGCGCTTTCGTGTAATGTGCGAAAAATTCCGGCTTTTCTCGCCGCCAGTTGATGACTGATGCGATGTTTGGCATCGCCTTATCCTCACAAATTTTGCGAAGACTTTCGCCCTGAGCAATACGCGCACAAATTTTATCTGCGAGTGCTTTTGTGTATTTGCTTGGTCTACCCGCTGGCATCTTCTAACGCCCTTCTCAATCCATCCGATAGTTCTTCAAGCAGCAAGCTAATCTGGCTATCCGGCTCTTTACGGTGCCATGAGATATTACCGCCAACAGCCACGCCCTGTAAATCCCTATCAATCTGGACGTACATCGTGCCGAATTGGGTTTTAACCTTACTGATGGTTGTGAGCGATCTATTCATGCCACTTTCCGTTTGGTGTAGTTATTCCAATCGGTCCCAGGCATAGGCGGTACTTGAACGTCCACCTTAAACCCCTTCACAGCCAGCTTATGCGCCAATTCGTATGCGGCAGCTTGCCCACCAAACTTCAGATCATTATCGGCCATTATGGTTACCTCTTCAACGCCCTCTGGTGGCATCCATTTCTTCATTAGGGCTGTGCTTAGACACGCCCAGACAGGCATATCGAAATAAGCTGTTGCGCCCATAGCTGTCTCTATTCCCTCTGCAATCCCAATGTGCTTTGGCACATCCCCATCCGTTAAGCGTACACAAGCGCCATCAGGAAGCGTCCCTGGCATCATCTTACGGGGAGATGGCATCGTTGCCTTGCCAGAGCCATCATCGGCCAAGAATGTGCGGTGCATGGTCACAGGCTTACCATCTACGTCAACGACCATCGCCAGCATACAAGGCTTTAGACCTCCACCACCATCCTTGAGGCTGGGCGCAAAACGCAGCGCCTTCGGATATGTCGCGTTATGCAATCCACGGCTAGTCAGATACCTATCGACCAAATCACCCCTCGCGGCTTGCTTGCTATCAGCGTATGCAGCCCGAAGCATTGCCCGTCGATCATCATCCGACATTCCGGTGTCAACGTGATGGTCTGCGTCCGGTTTTATGTTTCCGATGATAGCGTCAATCTTATTGGCGACGATAAGGAAATCATCTCCGGTGAATTTCTTAGCCAACTGCATACCATCACCAGCGCCACACTGGCCACAGATGTACGATCCGCTGCCCATCTTGTTGTCCCAACGGAAACGATCCTCACCTCCGCAAAGGGGGCAAGGACCGTGTCGGTTCACTAGAAATTTCTCAGGCATACCAAGGGCGATGAGGATGCCTCTCCATTTGCCCTTGGCTGCGTCGATTGTCTTAGCGTGATGCATTTAAATGCCCCCCCCGTTTTTATTCATACGACGATTAGCGCGAGCCGCTTCAAGAGCCAAGCGACCTTGGCGACGAGGATCGCCGATGTTCGTCTCAACTATAACAAGCTCATTCTCTCCAACACGCTGGAGGCACATAAACTCTTGAGCTGTCCGATTGTTCGCCACCAAAACGTCTTCGCTAACCACAAATTCAAACATCTATTTTCTCCTATTTGCGTTGTTGATGACGCATGGTAGTGCGGTACATTTTCCGCGTCAAATCTTTTTTTGCATCCTCTTCGCATACGCTATTCGCCGGGACTTTTCGTAATTCATAAAGGCGGCGTCCGGTACAATTCTAAAGTCCTCAATGCCAGCATACGGCCATACGCCAAACCGAGACTTGTACATCGCTTTCGCCAGCTTACCGTGCTTTGATCTGGTATCATCAAGATGCAGGGCCATCGACCAGAACCGCTGCTTATCCTCTTT